TTGACTGTGATTGGCAATGTTGTTGCTAACGGAACAATGTAAATATGGCAACCTCATTCCCAACCATTGCACAGTTAGACAAGGCACGAACAGATGCTAGTCAGTTTGTTGGTGGGCAAACTTATTCGCTTACATTTAATGTAGATGGTAAGCAATTCAGTTATGTACCTAAAAACATTGCAGAAAATGGTGGCTTAACTGCTGGAGAAAACACATTTTTACTGCCTTACTTTACAAGTATTGACAATCTAAGAGACTTTGGCAGTAAGGCTCAAGAAGTTGATTTATCAAGTACAGGTGTAAATAAATATCTTCAAAGCCAAGGGTTGTCAGAAAAAGGATATTTAATTCCATTTGGTGCTGTTCCTTTTGATAGCATGGTTAACCCAATACCTACTGAAACATTCGGTGGCGAGTTAAATGGTTTAAAAGTTATTGATGGACAAATTTCCTATGGGCTTAGTGGTGGTCATGGCAGAAGATATGCCACTACTACAGGCGAGGTACATGATCCTTACATCAAACAGAATGATAGTTTTTTGGCTGGTTTTGGGTCAACACTTCTAAATTTAGGGCCATTAGGAGGACTTTTAGGCAACTTGATACTACCTGGCCTTGGAACTGGAATATCAATAGGAAGTGCTGTTGCCCAAGGTGCTAGTCCAGAAGACCTCGCAAAAAGTTATATTTCCGCTCAAATTGGTAATCAAGTTGGCGCAAATATTGGTGGCGTTGAAGGCCAAATTGCTGGTGGTGCTACAAGCGGATTGCTAAGTGGGAAGTCACCAGAAGAGGCGTTAAAGGGAAGTTTAGTAAGCACAGGAGTTGGTCAAATTGGTTCACCAACTTCAATACCTAGTGCAACAAGTGGAACAACAGCAACGCCAGAGTACATTCCTGAGTCAAACATTGGTCAAGGAACGCCATCATCTACATCAGGTTTTTATACACCATCGATAAATGTGCCACCTACAAGCACGGGGCAAGGAACAACGGGAGCAAATAACATGGCAGACTATTACACAAACAATTTTGAGAACTATGGTAGTCAAAATATGTATAACAACCCCTTTGATGCTTTAGGGGCAGATAACGCTTATCTTGCTAACACGCAAATGTATGACAACCCCTTTGATGCTTTGTCTGCTGATAACGCATATATGGCTACACAAGCACTTACTCCAGAGCAACTTGCTCAAGTAGGAATGGGCGGATCAACAGACTATCTTTCCTCTTTAACCCCCGCCGTAAGAGCAAGCGTACAAAGAGCATTAACGGCTGGTGGTAGTGCGGCTCAAGGGGCAATGAACTTCTTATCTAGAATGGCTGGAGGCATGAACTCCAACCTATTGCAAGGTGGATTGGGAACAGTTGCCCAACTAAGGCAACAACAAGCAGATAGGCAAGCGGCGATAGATTCACAAAGAAAGATTGAAGAAGCAACAAGAGTAGGCGTTGCTGGCTCACAGTTCAGACCAGTTGGAACAACCACTCGTTTTGGTACATCTCAGTTCCAAACTGACCCAATTACAGGGCAAATAATAAGCGCAGGGTATACCGCCGCGCCTGAGATTAGTTCTGCCCAAAACAGACTCTTGGGATTGGGTGCTAGTTATTTGGCTCAAACTCCAGAGGAAGTTGCCCAACAATATATGTCTAAGCAATATGACTTGCTCGATCCTAGTCGGCAAAGACAGTTGGCTGGTATTAGAAACCAAAACTTCCAAACAGGTCGTGGTGGTTTATCAGTAGGCTCTACTGGTTTGCGTCCAAGTGGCGCACAAGGATTGATGGGTGCTAATCCTGAGTTAGAGGCGTACTACAACTCTTTGGCACAACAAGATGCACAGTTGGCTGCACAGGCACAACAAGCTGGCCAACAAAATGTATTGTTTGGAACGGGCTTGTTTGGTCAGGCTGGTCAACTAGAGACTATGGCACAACAACCATTTACTCTAAGCCAAGGTCTTGCTGAGAAATCATCTATTGGTGGATATAGGGCAGGCGATTTAGGTTATAGAGGGGCGGCGGCTAGTGGTGCAATTGGCAGATCACCCGCCGCAACCACCAACCCTTATGCAACAGTATTGGGCGGTTTTGCTGATCCTAAATCGTTGTTAGCGCAAGGATTGGGGTCATACTTTGGTTCTTCTGCGCCATCAAATGTTGGTGGTACTGGTAGCGTATTTAATACTGGCTACTATGACCCAATGCAACAACAGTTTTAAGGAGCAATTATGGCAACAGATATCGTAGGTGGATTATTTGGAATTACTCCTCAAGCGTATGAGGAGCAATCTTATAACCAAGCATTACAGCGTGGTGAAGCATTTGGCACACGGGCTGGACTTTACGCCTCTGCTGCACAACTGGGCCGTGGCATTGGCGGCGCCTTAGGTGCTGAAGACCCACAGTTAAAACTAATCAGCGCAAGAAATGCAGTAATGCAAGAGGTAGACCCTACTAATCCTGATTCGCTCATGGCCGGCGCGCAAAGGTTATCGCAATTTGATCCTGTTGGTGCAAGCGCGCTAGCCAATGCGGCTAGGGAAGCGCAAGTTAAGTTATCTCAAGTCGTACGAAATACACGCGAAGCGCGCGGTTTAAGCGTTGGTCAAGATGTACTAAAGGCCGAAACGGAAGCAAGCTATTTAGCGGCTATTCGCCAATTACAAGGCATGGAACAAACGCCAGAAAATGCTGCCGCACTTCAAATTTATAAAGATAAGTTAGCGGCGTTAACCCGCACTAAAGAGGCAGCGCCTCTCGATATCCAGAAAGCGCAAGACTACCGCAAAGCGCTAATTAAAGAAGACGCGCCTCCAGCACAGATAGCTGAAGTCGATCGCTACATCAAAGGATTAGAAGGCGGTCGAGGAACTGCAATTACTAATGTCTTGCCTGGTCAAAAGGAATTTGTTGATATCCCTAAATTTAGGGCAACTGTCCAAGGCACTGTTGATCCGCAATCTAAAACTGTATATGCGGCAGATCAGGCGTTGCAAAGCATCAATGACTCAATATCTACTAACAACTTCTCCTCGTTTAGGGCAGCGCAAACGGGCTTTGCTAGAGCAATATCCGGAACTGGCGACCTAAGTCAAAAAGAATTGATAGCGGCTGGCGCCGATCCGTCATTGCTTGGTGGAACGGCCGACACGATATCTAAACTGTTTAGTGGCACGCCAACATTGGATACGCAAGAAAAGATGAGAAAGACCTTGCAAGCTATTCGTACTGTTGCGGCCAAGAAGGCCACTGATGAAATTGATCGTCAGGCTAAGATAGCAAGTAGACAACCTGGCTACACGCCTCAAATAATCAATGAAGCGTTAGACTTCCCAGAGTTCAAAACGCCTGGCGCCGCGCCAACTGCCGGCGGTCCATTCACAGATGCGGAAAAAGAAAAGCGCTATCAAGAATATAAAAACTCACGGATAGGACAAAAGCCATGACCGAACAAGAAGAGTTTGAGTTTCGCCTTCGTTTCGAAAGTGAACAGGCTACGGCAGCGCCTGCTGGACCCACACCTGCACCTTCACCATCTATGGGCGCCCTTATAGCTGAAGGCGCGCGTAAAGGTTTTGCAGGTACTGTAGGCGCGGTGTCTGGGCTGGCTAATGTCATAGATAGGGCGGGCATAAACCCATTTACTATGGGTATGCGCGCTGCAGGCACGCCCATATCGCAACCTACTAGCGGTTTGGTAGAGACATTTCAACAAGGACGTGAGCCGGTTTATGGCGGCCTTATGCGACTTATGGGGTCTACTGGTGTACAACCTCAGACAGGCCCTGAGAAGATGATATCCCAAGGCGCTGAAGCAGTTACTTCGCCTGAGTCTTATATATTTCCTGCGCTGTCTGTAATTAAACGTTTAGGCCCTGTTGCCCAAACATTACTGCGCCCAACTGAGCAAGCAATTGTTGGCGGCTCTGCGGAAGCTGGCGGTCAAGCCGGCGAATACGCAGGTGAAAAGGTAGGCGCTCCAGGTACTGGGCGGTTTCTTGGTAGTCTGTTTGGCGGTATTGGTGGCGCGTACACCACTAGCGCTGCGGTAAAAACCGCCGAATTAGGTGGGAAAGGCGTTAGTCTGGCAACAAGTCAGTGGAACAAAATCCGTGGCACTAACCCTGAAGATGAATTGCTCAAAGACGTTGACAACCGAATCAGCAACATTTTTATAGCCGCCGGTGCGGCCGACCCTAACTTTATGAAAGTGCTTACTGAAGCGGCCAAAGCGCAGGAGAGCGTCTATCTAAAAGCGCCAGGCGGCACGCCCGTGCAAATGCCACTTAGTTCGTTGTTGGCCGATAACCCAGTTATCAACAACTTCATCCAAAGCCTGTCGTCTAAAGACCCAGTATTCCGCGCTCAATACAGCGATCAGTTTGAAAAAGCCAAGCAGGCCATGGTGGCCAACCAGATCAGATTGTTTGGTGATCCATCTAAAGTACAGGTGAGTATTAAGCCTACTGATTTGGCTGCCCCACAAGCGCGCCGTCTTCGCACAATTGATGAGCAAATTGCTGACGTATATAGCGACAAATCTATGGACCCAACTATGTTGGGCAACCGAATCGATAACTTGTTGGCTAAAAAAGAAGACGCTGCCTATAAAGAAGTGCGGCCGCTTTACACTGAAGCGTTCAATATCGCCAAAGATAAGAATGTCGAATTGCCTTCTACGGCAGTCGATGACATCTTTAACTCTGTAGCTGGCGCACAAGCGTCTGATATCTTTAAGACGTTCCCGTCTATTTACAACCGCGTACGGGCAAAATTTAAACCAGAAACTGTTGAACCTAGCGCAATCCTAACGGCCGAGGGTAAACCCGCAATTGAAGGCGGCGTTAAGTTCTCTGCTGCCACAGTAGAAGACTTGGATTCTTTGAAACGCGAGATCAACAAGCAATTGCGTAAGACCTCGGACCCTGCTGATATTCGTTTATTGACCGAACTCAAAACACGCGTCAGTGGTCACATTGACAACCTCGACCCTGACTTTGTTACAGCATACCGAAATGCGGATAATTCTTATTTGCAAAAAGTAGGGCTGCCGTTTAATTCAGATACGCTAAACAACATCGACCGCAAGAAGTTTGTTGAACAGATTGCGCCTGCATTAATCGGCAACAAGTCCAACGTCAGCCAGTTTATTGACGCTACCGGTCAAGATGGCGTACGCGTAGCGCGCGATGCCTTTATGGATAGTTTCAGTCGCGCCGTATTAAAAGACGATGTAATTAACCCTAAACTTGCGGATAAATGGCTTAAAAAGAACCAAGGTGGCGTGTCTTTAATACCTGGTTTAGAAAATGAATTACGTGGGTCTGTAACTAACGTGCAAGTGTTATTGGCAGAACGTAAACGTTTAGATGACGCATTTAGAGAAGTAGCTGGCAACCAGATCATTAAGGGTGAAGGGTTTAACAACGCGCAAGATTTAGTCACCAAAATGTATGGTGATGTTAATTTCACCAACAAATTTATGTCTAAGTCTGGGTACGGCGAGAATAAGGACGCCGTCAATGCAGTCCGGTCATTTATGTTGGACGATATCGTTAAGTCTGGCGATCCAATTGGGTTGTTAAACGACCGCAGTAAATCAGCCGTTTTTAACCGCGTGTTTGGGCCTACCTACGCGCAGAAGGTCGTTGATTTTGCAACAGTGTCTAACCGCATAACCAAAGATTTAACTAACGTGCCGTTTAGGACTGAGACTGTCGCTAAGACGCCGGTCGAAATGCTAACCGGCATTCCACCTGAACAAATCATTTCAAGAATTTACAACCCTGTGTCGGGCGTAACCTACGCTATTACATCTTTGGCTAGTAAATTCTGGGCTAATCAAGCGTCTAAGATGACTGAGCAACGAATCAAAGAATTGCTGCTTAACCCTGCGGATGCGATTAAAGTATTCAATGCTGTGCAACCAAAAATTAATCAGTTTGACCGCACTAAACTTGACGAGGCTATCGCCGTAGGTAAAAAGTACGGAATTAATTGGGTGGCCGATGCGGCCAACGACGCTATGTCTGGCGCGGCCCGTGGTGCAGTGCAGGGAATACCCCAGCCGCAGGAGTAACCCATTGACCCTTTCTCTCTTCTCTTACTGGCACAAACTGCTTTTGGCGCTATCAAGCAGGGCTGCGACTTTTTACATCAAGGTCGTATTCAGCTTGAGTCTGCTAAAAAGACCATTGAAGGCGTGCAGTCAGACATTAAAGCGGTCAAAGGAATATTTGACTGGTTTATTGGCCTCTTTGTCTCTAAGCCAGAAAAAGTCGACGTTGCAAAGCCTGTGGCGCAAACGAAAGCCAAAGCCGCAGCCAAGCAGTCCTACGAAGTCCTTGAACTGGAACTCATTAAAAGCGTGGGTGACAACCTTGGGACGCTTTTTGACACGCAACAACAAATAAACAACTACTATTTAGAACTTGAAGAGGAATCAAAGACCAACTACAACCCAGAGCAGAACACGTCAAAGAAAGCGATCGAGCGCGCTTTAATTGAGTTGCAGATGGAGAAGTTGATGGAGCAGACCAGAGAAGCGATGGTCTATGCACCAGCAGAGTTGAAGGACTTGTATAGCAGATTCTTGGTGATGCATGGCAAGATTGAGCGTGAACAGGAATGGGCTAGGGCTGAGACGATTCGCAAGACTAGGCAAGCAAGATGGAAAAGGGAGCAAGAGGAAATTCGTAGGATCGAGATGGTAAGTAGCGCTATTGCTGTGACATTCATTTCTTTAATTTTTGGATGGTTGATGTGGGCAATACGAAACTTATCTGGTGGGTTTTAATTGGCGTCGCAATATGCATTATTGTTGGAGTTACTTCGTTGTCTTACATAGAAACAATGTATATGAAAGCGCAGTTGAAACAAGAAATGAAAGAGTTGCGTAAACTGAAACGAGAATTGAAGGAGTCAAAATGAATGAACTATTCGGTCTTCTTAAAGGGCTTGCGCCTACTCTTGCTACTGCTGTTGCTGGCCCTTTGGGCGGTGCCGCTGTTAGTGCTATTGCTAGCCGACTGGGTTGTAACGACTCTGTTGAAGCAGTAGCTAAAGCTATTGCTGGCGATCCTGCAGCGGCTCAGAAGATAGCAGAACTAGAGTTGGAAATGACTAAGGTAGCGGCAGACGCTATGAAGAACGAGGACAACAACGTCACGGGGCGTTGGAACGCAGATATGGTTAGCGACTCTTGGTTGTCTAAGAATATCCGTCCCATGAGCCTTGTAGCTATTTTTGTAGGTTACTTTTTGTTTGCCATGATGTCAGCGTTTGGTTTAAACGCTAACGAGGCGTACGTTACCTTGTTAGGCCAATGGGGTATGCTTATCATGGGCGCATACTTTGGCGGCAGGACTGTTGAAAAACTAGCGGAGATGAAAAAGAAATGAACCTCTCAGAACACTTCACTTTAGACGAATTAACGCACACGGATCACAGAGACTTGGACAATACGCCAAACGAGGCAGAGTCTGCCAATTTGCGTAGGTTGGCAAACTTCCTAGAACAAGTCAAAACTGTACTTGGTGGCAAACCTATCATGGTCAACTCAGCTTTTCGCTCTAAGGCGGTCAATGACGCGGTTGGGTCTAAGGATACAAGCCAGCACCGCGTTGGTTGTGCAGCCGACATACGCGTGCCTGGCATGACGCCTGATGAGGTAGTGAAAGCTGTCATAGCGTCTGGTATTGGCTACGATCAAATCATTAGAGAGTTTGATCGTTGGACGCATATTTCTGTGCCAAACCTATCTACATCGACGCCAAGGCAACAAGCCTTGATCATCGACAAGCAAGGCACCAGACCTTACGCTTAGTCCTCGCTACTTAGCATGAAGATGGCGACGGCGACTGTGACTACCACTACGCCTCCCATGACAAGCAGCATGACCGCCCAAGCAATTGTTTCAAGCATCTTTGTTCTCCTTATCAAGCTCCCGCTTCATGTAAACAACAAGCGCTTCTATCACTCTTAAAAAGTATGGCAGTAATGCGCCTAATACAAATATTAAAACTTCATTCATTGTTTTTCCTTTTTAATGTAGCGTCAATGTGTCTAACCATTTTAAATATAGTTGAGCGCCCAGCCCCCGTCTGAAAATCTTCCCAGTCCCAGTAGTCTTCAACTTCCCCGTCTGTCAACCCAACCCAAGGGCGTTTGTATTCCTGAATGTCATCATCTTCTTTGGCATTGCGCCTGATCTCTCTGGCGATACGCTCAAATTCTTCGTCTTCTGGTGTCATGCTTGTCCCCTTGCTCTGATTGCGTCTGCTAGTTTGACTTTGCAAGTCATGTCTTACTCCTTAATGTTTGAACAGGTGTCACCCACATTGATGCAACATTCCCCGACGATGGGTCTTGGTCATACACCCAAGGCAATTCAGCATCTCGAACATTAGGGGTGGCGTGTCGTGGAGGTGTCGGCTTGTAGATTTTGAATGCCACAGGCTCACCCTGCTCTTGATTCATTGCCCAACGAATGGCATCACGAGTGCTTGCGTGACCTTGGATAGCCATCTCAATGATTTCATCTTGTGTCATTTGATTAAACTCCTATAAGCGTTGATTGCGTCTTTCAAATCGTTTTTCAATTGCTCAATATAGTCCTGCTGCTGTTGCATCTTAATGTAAGACTCTTTGGCAAAGTTGGCTAGATTCTCTTGGCTCCATAATTCAAATGTTGGCATTTTTACTCCTATCAAGTCTCTTTTGCTGTTCTTGTTTTATGTCCTCTGGCGGCACCACGACTTCTTGCGTAGTAAACCTATGCTCATTAGCGCATTCCCGTCTACGGGTGTAGCCAAAGGTTGGCGATTTCTTAGTCTGTTTCACAATAGACCAAGCGTTACAAATGGGACACTTCATGGGCGCCTTGCCTCCTGCAGTATCTCGATGCGCTCGCGTGCCGCGCGCAAGGTCGTGTAGCGCTGGTGCAGCCGCTCCAAGACGGCCACACGTTTGCCAATTTCGCGTTCGTCGGTCAACATCTCCAGCACCTTGACTTCATCCAAGGTCCTAAGTTCAGCGTTTAATTTTCGCCATGTAAGTGTCAATTTTTATCTCCAGTTTAGTGATTGTGTTTAGGGTTTTTACTAATGTTCGATTGGCGGCGTTAGCGTCTTTCTGATGTATTTTTAGAATAGATCGTGCGGCTTTAAGCTGCGCTTTCCACAGGTTTAGTCTAGTCATTTAAGTTCCTCCATTGCGATATCTGACAAGGCGCGCTTATCGTGTAACGCGCCCCAAATCTTCTCATCTACTGTTTTATTAGAAATCATTACGTAGCACCACACGTCATGCCGCTGGCCGCTACGATGCAAACGCCCGATTGTCTGTTCATACAGTTCGAGCGACCAGGGCAGGGACAAGAAGACGATTCGACTGCCGCCGTGCTGCAGGTTAAGTCCGTGGCCGGCTGACTTAGGGTGGACCAAAAGAAGTTCGACGCTTCCAGCATTCCATCGTTCAATAGCGCGGTCGTCGTCGAGGGTGGCGGCTTTGGGGTATCTGCGTTTGAGTTCGGCCAACTCTTCTTTGTACGTGTACGCCACCAAAGTATTGGCATGTTGGTTTTCCTCTAATAGTTCATCAAGCCGCTCAAATTTAGATGTGTCAAACCATACGGGTTTATCCGCATATACAAAGCCAGACGCCATTTGTTGCAGCTTGGCCGTCACGACGCCAGCGTTAACTGCAATCGCGCGGTCATTGGGGAACTGCGCGACAAACTCAGTCTTCATGTCGTCATAGGGTTTACGATTAGTCAGGTTGCCGCGCACTTCAACTGTGTGCAGGGTCGGCAGTTTGTCTTTGTATTCGCCTGGCTCCAATACAAACGTCGCCGGCTTGATGCGTTCCATAACCAAAGCCAAGGCGCCAGGGCGCGGCTGCCAATCGTTGTACTCGCGGTTGATCAGCGCAAAGTACTGCTGCATAAACGCGCCCTTGGCACGGCCAAGCAGGTTCTGGTCGACGATCTTGCACTGGCCAAAGACGTCCTCTAAGCCGTTGCTAGTGAAACTGCCTGTAAGCCCCCAGCGGATTACCATAGGCTCGATGACTTTGTTGAGCGCCTTAAACCGCGCGCCTGATGGATTCTTTAGCCGCGTGAGTTCGTCAAACACAATGGCATCAAAATCAAGTTCTTGTTCGGCCAGCCACTGCAGGTTGTCGTAGTTAGTCACAACAATGCGCGCGCTAGACGCCAGCGCTGCTAGGCGTTCTTTCGGTGAGCCAACGGCCACAGCGATCTTTTGACGTGGCGCCCATTTGGGTTGCTCCACGGGCCACACGTCAGTGCAGACGCGTTTAGGCGCCAGCACTAGAAAACGTGTGACCTCGCCATTGGCGAGCATGTCTTGCATAGCCGCTAGGGTGATAGCAGTTTTGCCAGCCCCTACCGGCGCCAAGATCATGGCGCGGTCGCGCTCATACAGAAAGTCAGCCGCCTCAATTTGATACGGCCTCAATGATCCAACCATCTATTTGCTCCTTGCTCCATAAACATGCGTACTTCTGATTCATTAGCGCCATGTCTGACGCGAATATTTTTTGCAGTTCTGACAAACGCCCATCAGGCGCCTTCAGTTCGATAAACCAAGTCTGGCCATTTGGCAAACAAACTACTCTATCGGCAACGCCCCTGTGCGCTGGACTAGTAAATTTGTACGCCCTACCGCCAAGGTCCTTGACGCGTTGCACTAAATATTTTTCAATTATTTTTTCTTTCATGTCAAAAAGTTTAACACACTATTATTTTTTGTGCTATAGTTCAGTCTCAATCAACTAAAGGAGAGTCAAATGAAGTTAACGATGACACAAGCCGAAGCAGAGAAAATCTTGCTTGAATGGGCGCAAAATAAGTTCCCTGATCAGTTCAATACAGTAGAGTTTGATAGCTACAGCTACAGTAAAACATTCACATTCACTAAAGAGGAAACTAAAGATGCAACACAGTAATATTGTTGGCGGTTCAACCGCAAAGCGTGTGATCAACTGCCCAGGCTCAGTCGCCTTGGTGCAAAAGATGCCGCCCCAACCAAGTAACAAATACGCAGACGAAGGCACGCTGTTGCACAACGTCATTGCTGAAATCGTGATGAGCGATAGAACGCCTGAGAGTTTTCTTGGTACTAAATACGAAGACCAAGTTCTCACGCAAGAACTGATCGACAACAAACTCAAAGTCGCATTGGCTGCGCTTGATGAGATCGACCCAAACAAAGAGATGCAAATTGAAGCTGAGACTCGCGTCGGTTTCGGTGATCTCTTGCCTGGCGTATTTGGTAGCACTGACCTTATCGGTCGTATCGGCACCCGCGCTATCGTTCTAGATTGGAAGTTTGGCGACGGCGTTGCTGTGGAAGCAGAAGAGAATGCACAGTTGATGTTCTACGCCGCTGCGGCCATGCGTACTGAAGGATCAAAGTGGGCATTCGACGGCGCTACTGAGATCGAATGCATCATCGTGCAGCCACCTGCAATCAAGCGCTGGGTGACTACACCGAAACGCATTGCAGAGTTCGAGGCGCAATTGATGCGTGCGGTTAAAGAAGCAGAAGATCCTAACGCGATGATCCGCACAGGCGATCATTGCCGCTGGTGTACGGCCAAACCTATCTGCCCCCAGATGACCGGCGCCGCCGACCGCGCTTTGCAAGTAGCGATTAAATCGTTAGACGCAAACATGATCGGCAGCTACTTGGCCAATGCTGATATATTAGAAGATTGGATCAAGGACTTGCGCGCCTTGGCCCATCAAATGTTGGATAGCGGCGCTCCTGTGCCAGGGTATAAACTGGTGCAAAAGCGCGCTACACGTCAATGGGTGGACGATAAGAAAGCCGCCGACGCATTGACCGCAATGGGCCTAGAAGCCTATAAAGAACCAGAGGTCCTATCGCCTGCACAGGCTGAGAAGGAACTCAAAAAGCGCAAGTTGGCATTGCCTGACGATCTTGTCGTGGCAGTGTCTTCAGGCACAACGCTTGCCCCGGAGAGTGATCCCCGGTCAGCAGTGTTGCAAATCGGGAAGCAGTTAACTGCAGCCCTTTCTAAAATCAACTAAGGAAAATCAAATGAGTTTAGTAACCTTCTCTAAAGCAAACCTCCCCGCAGTCAGTTCGTTGGCAACGTCGTTGCGAACAATCCAATCCGAAGTAGGCGCAGCCGGCGTTGTCATCTTAAAGATGGACAAGACCGGTCACTGGGTATTCGGCGCGGATCAAACCGAAGTTGAAGACGACTCTCTGTGGGCCATCAATCCTTTCTCTTTTGTCCATGGCTTTATCGCCTGGGGCGACGGCGAAGTGTTAGGTGAAAAGATGGCCAGCGTAAGCCAGCCATTACCTGAATTGGAAGAGGCACCACCTCAAGCCAAGAAGGGTTGGGAGAATCAAGTCGGTATGTCTTTGAAATGCATCTCTGGTGACGACAAAGACATGGAAGCGCGTTACACCACTACTTCGGTAGGCGGTAAGCGCTCAGTGCAAACGCTTGCAGTGGCATTGGCTGATCAGGTCGATAAAGACCAGAACAAACCAGTGGCAGTTGTGCGTTTGAAGAAAGACCATTACGCGCATAAGTCCTACGGCAAAATCTACACGCCTGTGTTTGAGATTGTTGAGTGGATTTCTATGGACGCAGATGCCACCGACGTCAAAGTCGAAGCAGAAGCGGAGCAACCTAAGCGTCGCCGTCGGTCTGCCTGATGACTCTCTGGGTTGACTTTGAAACCCGTAGCGCCTGCGACCTAAAAGCCGCAGGCGTTTACAACTACGCACAAGATATCAGCACCAAAGTGTTGTGCATGTCTTACGCTTTTGATAACGACGACGTGCAAACTTGGTTGCCAGACCAACCATTCCCCGCTGCCGTAGCCCAGTACACCGGTTTGATCTACGCCCACAACGCGGCGTTTGAGCGCTTGATCTTTTGGTATGTGTTGGGGATCAATTTCAAGCTGGAGCAGTTCTACTGCACAGCAACGCAGGCTCGCGCCAATTGCGCGCCTGGCTCACTAGAAGACGTTGGCCGCTTTGCTGGCGCGTCTATGAAGAAAGACCATCGCGGCGCGCAGTTGATCCGCTTGCTGTCTATCCCGCAGGCCAACGGCTCATTTAGGCAAGACGCTACGCTCATGGCTGAGATGATCTCCTACTGTGAACAAGACGTGCGCGCCATGCGTGCGGTCAGTCTAGGTATGCGGCCATTGAGCGAAGATGAGTTAGCCGACTATCACGTCAACGAACGTATCAACGATCGCGGCGTCATGGTAGACGTGCCACTGTGTCAAGCTGCGGTTAAATTCGCAAGCGATGAAATGATCGAGATCGAGCAAATCGTCGACGAAGTAACCGAAGGCGCAATCACTAGCGTGCGCTCGCCTAAGATGCGCCAATGGGTAATTGATCGTGTAGGCCCGCAGGCGTTAAAGCTGATGGAGTCTCACAAAGACGGCGAGAAGAAATATTCAATTGACAAAACTGTGCGGGCTAACTTGCTCGCTATGGAGAATCCAGATGAGATACCGCCCGCTGTTGCCGAGGTTATACAGTGCGCCGATGACCTATGGGCGTCGTCGGTTGCTAAGTTCAGCCGCCTTGCAGACCTTGCAGACGTCGAAGATCAAAGAGTTAGAGGCGCGTTTGTCTTCTCTGGAGGATCAGCGACAGGCCGCGCTAGTTCATACGGCGCCCAGGTCCACAACTTCACCCGTAAGTGCGCTGCCGAGCCCGACGCAGTCCGTAATGCTATGGTCAGAGGCCACACAATCGTCCCCAAGTACGGCGAACGAGTTACCGACGTACTTAAAGGAATGCTTAGACCAGCGCTCATCCCTGCAGCAGGCAAGCAATTGGTTGTGGCCGATTGGTCAGCAATCGAAGCAAGGGTAAACCCGTGGCTGTCTAACTGCTTTGCCGGCGAACGCAAACTAGAAATTTTTGCCAAGGGCGAGGACGTTTATAAGGTCAACGCGGCCGCGACGTTTGGCGTGGCAGTCGATGCGGTAGACGATCGTCAGCGTCAAATCGGCAAGGTGCAAGAGTTGGCTTGCGGCTTTGCCGGTGGCATTGGCGCCTTCGCGGCCATGGGCCGTGTCTATGGCGTGCATCTACCTGAGTCCGACGCCAAGCGCATGGTGGATGCATGGCGCAGGGCCAATGCTTGGTCGGTGCCTTACTGGCAAAAGCTAGAAGAATCCTACACGCGTGCCATGCGAAACAAAGGCCATGAGTTCCCCGTCGGCCGCGTAACGTACATGTTTGACGGCCAGCACTTGTGGTACATGTTGCCCTCCGGCCGTGTGCTTTGCTACCCGTACGCAAGACTAGAACAAGACGGGATAAGCTATGCCAAGGCGGCATGGAAACCGGCAGCAGACGCAAAAGAATGGCCGCGCGCAAGACTTTGGAAAGGGTTAGCGTGCGAGAATATCACCCAGGCCGTGGCCAATGATTTGTTGCGTCACGCCCTGCGCCAATTGGATGATGTAGTGCTACATGTCCACGACGAAATCGTGCTAGAAAGCGCTGATCCAGTGGAAGCTGCCGCGAGGCTAGAGAAGGTAATGTGTACGCCGCCTGCCTGGGCCAAGGGTTTGCCCCTTGCTGCCGGTGTGTCGGTTATGACAAGATACGGAAAGTAAAAAGCCGCCTTGCCGGGCGGCTTTTCTGTCAACAAGGAGATGACGTGGAGTTTTTAGATTATATCTGCAACTTAGCCCCAGAGGGCGAAACACCTTTAATAGTACGACAAAAACCACAGTTGAGAAACGGCGAAGTGCAGCTACACGCTGACGGAGCCATTGTCGCAACGTGGCCGTCGTATCTGCCGACCAAGCAAAAACCCAAAGAAGGTCAGGCGTGGTACGTGAACACCGGCAGCTTTATTGTCGACCGATTCAAAGACGGCAAAGTCAGTGCGTCCAAGGACAATATTGAGTTTGTGCTTTGCCTGATGTTGGACGACATTGGCACCAAGTCCAAGGAGCCGCCACTAGCGCCAACGTGGAAGATCGAATCGTCGCCTGGTAATTTTCAGTGGGGCTACGCATTTAGTGAGCAACCATCCAAGGCCGCGTTTGTCGCTGCGGTTGATGCAATCGCAGAGGCCGGCTACACCGACCCAGGCGCGCGCAATCCGGTTCGCAACTTCCGACTGCCTGGCTCCGTAAACCTAAAACCTACGGCAGGCGGCTTTGTTAGCCGGTTGGCTGAATTCAACCCAGAGCGCGAGTACACCCTGCAAGATATCTGCGACACTCTAGGCGTCATCCCTAAACCGGAGCAAGGCGACACTTTACGCCCGATTAAGATGGCCGACGATGGCAACGACGACGTTTTACGTTGGCTATCGGATAACAGTTTGCTATTGTCAAAACCTAATGGGCTAGGCTGGGCCGGCGTCATTTGTCCTAACAGCGCGCAACACAGCGACGGCAACCCTGAAGGTCGCTACATGCCGGCAACCCGTGCATATTGCTGCTACCACGGCCACTGCCAAGAGTTAAATTCGCATACGTTCCTAGAATGGGTGGCCGACAACGGCGGCCCTAAACATACGCCAGGGCTGCGCGAGGAACTCTTAACCCAAGCTATGGATCAGGCGTTATCTAAACTCACGCCAACCGACATGTTCAAAGACGACGCCGCCGCGATCGTGGCTGAAACTGAACGCAAGGAACTAGGCCGGGTAGAAAAGTCTGAATGGTGGGACCGGTTTGCATACATTCAGGAAGACGACGCGTATTTTGATATGCAAGACCGGCGCGAACTCGCGCGTGGCACCTTCAACGCATTGTTTAGGCACATCGGCTGCAAGTCGGTCCACAACGGCCGCAAGATAGAGGCGTCTTACTCCTTTGATGAAAACCGGCAAACCAAAGGCGCCAAGGCGCTAGTTGGCATCACCTACGCCGCAGGGTCATCGGTGTTAGTCGTGCGCGACGGGCAAACCTACGGCAATCGCTGGCGCGACGCTAGACCTAAACCCGTGCCAGGCGACGTCACCCCATGGCTGCGGCACGTCGAGCGCATGGTCCCTGAAGCATTCGAGCGCGATCACTTACTCAACGCGCTCGCGCATAAGGTCCAATTCCCAACGCACAAAATTAATCACGCGATCCTAATGGGTGGCAATCATGGCTCTGGCAAGGACACATTATTCGCGCCATTCTTTTGGGCCATCGGAGGCGAGGCCAAACACAATTGCTCGCTAGTCAAAAACGAAGACCTAAACTCGCAGTGGGGTTACGCGCTTGAATGCGAAGTAATGGAGATTGCCGAGTTACGCCAAGCTGAAGCTAAGGACCGGCGCGCGCTTGAGAATACCCTAAAGCCAATCATCGCCGCACCGCCTGAATTGCTGACAATAAACCGCAAGGGCCTTCACCCTTACTACGCACTAAATCGGGTTTTTGTTGTCGCATTCTCAAACGAACGTGTGGCAATCTCACTGCCAAGCGAAGATCGCCGGTGGTTTGTATTGTGGGCCGAAGCGTCAAAGCTAAACGAAGCGCAGGCAACGGCTTTGTGGAACTGGTACCAAAGGCGCGGCGGCTTTGCTGCAGTGGCTGAGTACTTACACAAACGCGACGTAAGCGCTTGGAACCCATCGGCGCCGCCGCCAATGACCGAAGCCAAGGCCATAATGATTGAGCACGGCATGAGCACGTCGGAGGCGTTTTTAGTCGATCTCATTCGCAGGCGCTCCGGTGAATTCTCGCGCGGCGTGGTCGGCGCGCCCTTCCATGGCCTATGCGACCGGCTGCAGGGCCAGGCGCCAACCGGCGCCAAGATAGTCCAAGGCGCGTTACTGCACGCACTAAAGGAGGCCGGCTGGACCGACATGGGCCGCATTAAGTCGCGCGAGTATGACAACCGAAAACATGTATTTTGCGCGCCCGACATGGCCGGCATGTCGAAGTCAGACCTTCGCCGCATGGTCGAGACAACATAAAAAAAAGCCCCTTTCGGGGCCTTTTTACTTTTTACGCTTGCCAAGTACTAGGCGCAGGGCATAAGCTGCTATCGCGTACCACATACTCACCCCCATGCGTTAACCAGCGCGTGGGCGTCATAAGCTGGCGGCTTTTCGGCCACAGTAAACAAGCCAGCGCCGCGCCGTATCCGGCCCCAGGCGTCGCGCCGGTTTTGGTTTACAAGCTGGCCGCGCTTAACTGCAGCATATACCTGGTCGCGCGTAAAACCCGCCTCTTCGCATTCGTGCATAGTGCGCGGCTCTTTACAGTAGTCGGTCAACGTTATAAGCTGGCGCCATGTCATAAGCCGGCCCCCTTCATTGCTGCGGCTTTGCACTGCTCCACCTGGTCATCGGTTAAACCCTGCGCGAATTCTTCGGCCATGTCGGCGCACTGCTGCGCGGCTTTCGCGTTTGGCGCGGTTAGTCCTAGCACCAAGGCGCGGATCACTAATTCAGTCGGCGAGGGTTTAGGCGCCGGCGGCGGCGCGAAGGGCCGTAACGCATCCTGCAAAATTTTAGGGATGTTATTCATTGTCGGCCGCCTCGCTGTAGCTATCTTCACCTACCGGCGGCAGGCACGGCAACTCGCGCAACTGGTCCCAAGCTACCGGCAGCAAGTGTTTTACATGGTTTAGACTCTCGTATTTGGCCACATAGTCGGCCGTGCTCATGTCGTCAAAGTAAACCGGATAAAACCGACGCTCCGCTCCCTTAGATTTAACGCGCTTATGTTTACCGGTGCATTTGGCATGATGCGCGAATATATCTTCGCGTTTGGTCGTATATCGTGTTTTCCCTATTGTTATCGTTTGCATGGTTAGATTCTCCATATAAATAAATCAAGCGCTAGCACGGCCAGCGCGGCCAAATAAATAAAAATTGTGATGTGTCTCATAGGTTCCCTAAAAAATAATTATCAAAATCAAAAACGGCCACATAAAAGCCGCGCGGGCCAGCTTGTACTTCATAGCGCCAGGCGTCGGCATCCTGCGCGGCCAGCGAGTCGGCCAGCGCCTGCGCGGCGGCCTTGGTGGTGTAGTAGGTCATTGCGTGGCCCTCGCGTGTAGGTCCTGCGCGGCCGCGTGGTGGGCCAGCATGTCGCGCAAAATAGCATGGCGCGGCGCCCGGTGGGCCCTCGCGCGTGCTACCGGCATAAGCCGGCCATAAGTCGCCCGGATAACGTCGCGGCTGCTAGCCCATACGGGCAGGTTTAATCTTAAGTAGGTGCTAAACATAGTGGCCCCTTAGATTGTGCAGCAACCGCAGCACGGCGCGTCCTCGCAGCGGCCGCGCGCGTTACGGGTAAACGTGCGGTAGCGGCCCTGGTCGTTTAACGTGATAGTGTTTATTTCCTGCGCGTCGTCTTCGCAGGTTATATAGGCGGTCCGTGTGGCCGTGTCATAAGCTATCTCGTCGCCTGGCCGTATTGGCGCGCCGGTGCGGCTGCAGCGGCCAGGGTATTTTGCTCGCATAATTTTAATCATTGTGTGGCCCCTTAGAGTGTCACGCGGTTTGCGAGCGCTTCGGTTATCTCACCGGCGCGTTGCAGCTGGTCGACATAATCGACAAACGCGCAGCGGGTGTCGGTTAAATAAAATGATTCTTTTTGCGTTTTCCATTTGTATTTTTGGCGCGGTAATGTAGGGTGAGCGGTCCAAAATGCGGCGCGTATTTGTTTTTGATTAGTCATGGTTTTACTTTCGTTTACTGTTGCCGGGTGAAATTACCCGCGCGTGGCCGCTGCGACGGCCAGGCACTGAGAATCTAGGCGGCCAGCTTAATATCAATAACGCGCTTTCGCGTGCCGTGCGCGGGGAAACCGACAATTGTCGAGCGCTGCCGCTGGCATAGCTGGCAGCTTGCACACGTCACGTCGTCGCGTTGTATGGCCGGGCAGATCACGACGGCGCGGCCGGCCGGCGTCGTTGTGTTGAGCGTGGTAGTCGACGGCAGCACGACGACGACCGGACCGGCCGCATAGTCGGCCAGCCGGTCGGCGTCGGCCAGGTCGTTAGCGCTTAGGTTTACAGTAAAACCCCATGCATTCGCATGGCGTATCCAATTAATAGAGTCGGCGTCGCGGTGGTGGGAATACGTGAAACCGCGCCGGCCAGTATTGGCCGCGACCAATTGGCCGAGCTTTGCGGCGTCGATTGTGCCGCCGGCTTTCGGCAGGTCGCCGGCTTGATTGTGCCGCCATAGCTGGCCGTCGGGCAGCTGCGCGACCTGGCCGGTAAACGTCGACCAGTCCGTGCCGCGCGTGCCGGCGCCGACGGCGCGCCAATGTAGCGCGAGCGGTCCGCTGCCTGCGTAGCATTCTTTTTTTAGCTTGCAATCATCCGGGCAGCTATCGGGCTCAGTAGTGCTTACGGGTATCGGACCGGTTTTTACATTCGCGCTTTTTAGGGTTAGATGTGCTTGCATATTAGGCGCCTTTCACGTTGTCGGCCAGCGCGCGCGCATGGTATACCGCATTTTCTATAACGTGGCCGTCGCCGTTGAATAGGCGCCTGGTTAGTACTTCGAGCCCTAGTAATAATTTTTCGGCGCGTACGCGGCTCGAATGAGCCGGATAACCATAATGGATAGTGAACCAGCCATGCGGCTCTACGTCGACGCGCATAAGCCGGCCAGCGCCGCCGCCGCCTTTGACGGCGCGCCATGCGTTAGCGTAGCTGGCGGCCAGTGCTTGTTTTTCTATTAGTGTCATGTTTTTACTTTCGTTTAGGTTAGTGTTACTGAGGTTTCCGGCGCCCGGTGTAATTATTGTAAGATAATTCCTTACGTTGTCAAGCATTATTTTGCTAAGTGTTTTCCCTAATAGTTTGTGGGTCACGTGTGGCCGCGTGTGGGTCACGTTTTTTGACGACATGACCCACACGCGGAGCCAATAAACATGCGGGTTATCGGCATTTGTGGGCCATGTGGGCTATGTTTTTATTTTATCCATGAAATATATATATATATATATATAGTATTACAAGAATATATGGCCGCGTAAATATTCCGTGAGAGGCCAGCGATTAAAAACGCGTGGCCACATGGCCCACATGACCCACAAATGTAGAATGCGGCCATGGCCCGACCTTGTAAGCCCGACACGAAAGAACTACGCCGATCGCTGACGACCGCGCAGCGCGCGATTATTCGCGCCGCCGGTGGTGGTGATCTTTCGCGTGGTTTCAATGAATTGATCGTTATATACCACCACCTTCATACCATGGGCTATCGGCCAGGCATGCGGCCCGAAAATATCAAGATAGTGCAAAATTATGAGCTTTAAGGTGCCTATAGCTTTTTTCTATCGTGCATTTGGCCTCCGGCTGGCCGCTGCCGGCCCGATAGCTGGCCAGTGCATGGCGCGGTAGCTGGTAGCTGCCGGCGCCCGGCTGCCGGCCGCCTGGCCGGTTTCCTGCCGGTCCGAATTCGCTGGCCACATGGCCCACATGGCCCACATGGCGCGCCGGCTGCCGGCCGCCTGCCGCTGGCCGTGCGGCGCCTGGCCGCCTGCCGCGTGGAATAGTTGACACGGGGGGAGGGGTATTGGCTACGATGAAACTTTTGATGGAGCCACCTACCCACATAAAAAGGAAAATGGAGTTATAGTACGCAGCTATGAGTTATAGGCCACCAAAAGTACTGCCAAAGACTGACTATCAAAAAGTTAAAGAACTTAAAGAGTTGATGTTGAAGTCCGGCGGCAAGCAGGTAGCGCAAAAAGTCATCGACATTGCGCTAAATGATGAGCATCCCGGACAGATGGCAGCGCTAAAGATGTGCATGGACCGGACGCTGCCGGTCAGCATGTTTGAGAAAGACAAAGCGCAACGCGGCGCAGTGACGATTAATATCACTGGCATTGGTGAAGTGAACCATGCCCATACGATAGAAGCTGAAGATGTGGAGGATAAGAATGGCTGATTGGATTAATCAATACCAAGAATTTAAGAAGACTCCTTGGAGTCCTACTACCTTGCCACCTAGCGAAGAGCCAAAGTTTCGCAATTGGTTGCAATCAACGCAGTTGTTTAACTCCATCAAGGGTGATATTGCGGCTGAGAACAAGATGCCAGTAGACAAGATGGATAGCAATCGAGTGCTTGATATGGTTCTCAAGAACTCTGATTACGATTACAGAGGCGCATACAAAGCTGGTATGCAAGAAAGCATTAGCAAAACAGACAACAGACCGCACTTCTTTTCGTCAACGCCAGAAGGAAAGATGCTAAAAGACCCAACTCATCCTACGGCATGGAAAGAGTTTTTTATGCGCCAATACAAGGTAGACCCTGATGAAATTGGTCTAGATACCCTAGACAAGGCTATGAATTGGAGCAAGTCTGATGGAAAAGTAGAAAGCCCGTTTTACAAAGACCCGTTCTCATCCCCTGACTATTCAATCGAATGAGCGATCTAAACTTCTCTCTTCTCCCTTGGCAAGAAGAGGTCTTCAAGGATAAGACGAGGTTCAAGGTTATCGCCGCAGGCCGAAGGTGCGGCAAATCTAGGATGGCAGCAGTCACCCTTTTGATCGAAGCCTTGCGTTGTCCAGCTGGATCAGCTGTTTTGTATGTGGCACCCACCAATGGACAGGCTAGGCAGATTATTTGGCAAGTCCTGATGGAGTTGGGGCGAGAGGTGATCCAGAATGCTCATATCAACAATCAGGATATAACAACGATTAATGGTGCGACTATCTATGTCCGTGGTGCTGATAGACCTGATACCTTACGGGGTGTGTCTCTTACCTATGCCGTACTAGACGAGGTGGCAGACATTAAGCCTGAAGCGTGGGAGCAAGTAATCAGGGCTTCTCTGTCAGACAAAAAGGGCAGAGCCATGTTCATTGGTACGCCAAAGGGCAGAAACTGGTTCTATGACCTGTACAAGTTAGGGCAGTCTGAAGATGATGCCGATTGGAAGTCTTGGCACTTCACCACCAAAGACAACCCTTTGATCGACCCAACTGAGATTGAGTCTGCCAAAAAAACCCTGTCTACCTTTGCCTTCAAGCAAGAGTACATGGCATCCTTCACCAATGCTGGTAGCAATGTGTTTAAGGAAGAATGGATCAAGTATGGGGAAGAACCTCAGTACGGCAGTTACTACTTAGCCATTGACTTGGCAGGATTTGAGGAAGTTGCCAAACAAGCGGCTAATTCCAAGAAAAGGCTAGATCAGACGGCTATTGCTGTGGTCAAGGTAACGGATGATGGCAAGTGGTTTGTCAAAGAGATTGTCTATGGGCGTTGGGACATTCGTGAGACTGCGGCAACCATCCTGATGAAGATGAGGGATTACAGACCTTTGGCTGTTGGAATTGAGCGAGGGGCATTAAAAAACGCAGTTTTGCCGTATTTATCTGACCTTATGCGTAAAAATAATGTATATTCCCACATAGTTGACTTAACGCATGGCAACAGGAAAAAGGCTGACAGAATTATCTGGAGCCTCCAAGGTCGATTTGAGCATGGGCGTATTGTGCTGAACTCTGAGGAGGATTGGGATGAATTTAAAGATCAACTTCTTTTATTTCCCGCCATTGGAGTGCATGATGACTTGCCAGATGCGCTAAGTTACATAGATCAATTGGCTGTTACCTCCTACTTTGAGGATGACCAAGAAGATGAGTGGGAGCCAGTTGACATAATTAGCGGTGTGTAAGGACAACAAATGGCAACAGACAAAGAAGTGAAGATCGAAAACGAAGGTGGTTACGATGAGCCTACACAGGCTGACAAGGACTTAACTGCCTTTGTTGTTGACCATTGTGATCGTTGGCGTGATTACAGAAATACCAACTTCCTTCCCGATTGGCTTGAGTACGAGCGCATCTTCCGTGGTGAATGGGCAGTAGAAGACAAAACCCGTGAATCTGAGCGTAGTCGTATTGTTACCCCAGCGACTCAGCAAGCAGTTGAGACTCGTCATGCTGAGATCATGGAAGCAATCTTTGGTCAGGGTGATTTCTTTGACATTGAAGACAACATTCAAGATGTCAATGGCAACCCCATAGATGTGGAGATGATTAAGCGTCAACTCACGGAAGACTTCAAGAAAGACAAGATTAGGAAAGCCATTGATCAGATTGAACTGATGGCTGAAATCTATGGCACAGGCATAGGCGAAGTTGTGGTGATGACTGAGACGGAGTATGTCCCAGCGACTCAGCCAATCCCTAACCAAATGGGGCAAGCGGCTATTGGAGTGTTAGAGAGAGACAGAATTGCGGTCAAGATTTCTCCTGTAAACCCAAAGAACTTCTTGTTCGATCCCAACGGAACTAGCGTAAATGACTGTATGGGTGTGGCAATTGAGAAGTATGTCTCTATCCACAAGATAGTGCAAGGCATTGAGGCTGGAATTTACCGCAAGGTAAACATTACCACTACTGGTGACGATTCTGACCTAGAGCCTACCCAAGAGGTAAGCCAATACCAAGATGAGAAGGTTCTTCTCCTGACCTACTATGGTCTTGTCCCAAGGGAATACCTAGAGAATCTTGAGGAAAACAAAGAGATTGTTGACCTTTTCCCAGATAACTCTGAGGCAGAGGAATATTCTGATCTAGTAGAAGCCATTGTTGTCATTGCCAATGATGGGCAACTGCTAAAGGCTGAAGCCAATCCCTACATGATGAAGGATCGTCCCGTCTTGACCTATCAGGATGACACAGTACCGAACCGATTGTTAGGCAGAGGAACAGTAGAGAAGGCGTTCAATATGCAAAAGGCTATTGACGCACAGACTCGCTCACACCTAGATTCTCTTGCGCTGACTACTAGCCCCATGATTGCAATGGACGCTACCCGTTTGCCAAGAGGAATGAAGTTTGAGGTGAAGCCTGGCAAGGCAATCCTTACCAATGGCGCACCTTCAGAGATTCTCTACCCCTTCAAGTTCGGTCAAACTGACCCCAACAACTTGGCTACGGCTAAAGACTTTGAGCGTATGTTGTTACAAGCAACGGGAACTCTTGATTCCCAAGGCATGATTAGCAATGTGGCTAGAGATGGTGGTCAAGGCGGTATGTCTATGGCTGTTGCCTCTATCATCAAGAAGTACAAACGCACTTTGGTGAACTTCCAAGAAGATTTCTTGATCCCGTTTATCAAGAAGGCGGCTTTCAGGTTCATGCAGTTTGACCCAGAGCGTTATCCTTCTGTGGATATGAACTTCATTCCTACGGCAACTTTGGGAATTATTGCTAGAGAGTACGAACAACAACAGTTTATTGGCTTGTTGCAGACTCTGGGGCCGAATACTCCTGTCTTGCCTGTGATATTGAAAGGCATTTTGGCTAATTCGAGTCTGTCTAACAGGATGGAACTGATTGCTATGTTGGAGAAGATGGCTCAACCTGACCCACAAGCGCAACAAATGCAACAAGTGCAACAACAATTGGCAATGCAAGCGGCACAAGCACAGATTGCGGTCAATACTACTCAGGCAGAACAGAATCGGGCAGAGGCTACCAAGTTAACTGTCGAGGCTCAGTTGATGCCACAAGAAGTGCAAGCCAAGAT